GTGTCGGGCGTCATCGCGCCCGCGAGACTGGGCACGGGCACGCCGAGCGCTAGCGTGTATTTGCGCGGCGATGGAACATGGGCAGCGGTCGCGAGCGGGGGCGGTGGATCGCAGACGCCGTGGACAAGCCATATCGACGCGGCGGGCTTCAATCTGGGCAGTGTTGGCTATCTGGGTATCGGCGCGGCGGCGACGACGGCGGCACGGATTTACACGGTTCTCGGTACTCTACCAGGAACGGCGGGGGCGACACTCGTCTCCACGATGGCGTACGCACTGTCCAACAACTATGACGAACTAAGCGCGGCACTTATTCGCGACACTGCGAGCACCGACTGGACTGCCGCTACGTGGCGGATCGCCCGGAAAATTGACACCACTGCCAATGTTGCTTCCATTGACTTTGGACCTTACCTAGTCGGGTTCAATGTTCAAGGGACGCGGAAGGTCACGGTCTCTGCCAATGGTCTAGGCGTCGGCATCAACCTTCAGCCTTTGACGATTCTCCATCTAATGCAGTCGGTAAGCGGCGGGGTGGGTCCGGTTCTTACGCTGGAGAACAGTACGGGCGCGCTTCACGATGCGGTGAGCATTAAGTTTGTGGATGGTGGTCTGCGTAGTGAATTACGGATGTCTGTTGATGCTCCATACGGCGGGGATCTGATTTACTTCAGCGGCGGCGCGGGCACGACGGAAATCTTTCGCGCAGCGTCAAACGGGAATTTCGGAATCAATCAAGTTACCCCGCGTGCGCGTCTCGACGTGGTGGGATTGAACGCTGCCCCCGCAGCGTCGGGCGATCAGATTGGAGCAATCCTATGCAGCTACGGCTATGGTGGGCCAGGGCTGAACCTGGGAGTGCAGAGCGCATACGCATGGATTCAGAGCGCATACACCAATAACGCGGGCACGACGCAGCCCCTGGCATTACAGCCAGTCGGCGGCAATGTCGGCATCGGTAACACCGCGCCCGCATACAAGCTGGATTGCAACGGCACGATGGGGTTTCAGTCGCAGTTATTCGGTAACGGCAAGGTGGTCGTTACAACGAACGACACGTATCTGCGACTCAACGAAAGCTCCCAATTCGCCAACGGCGTATGGCTCGGCACATCCTTTGTCGGGATGAGTTCCAACATGTTGTCGATTGGTTCTGTCGGCGGCGCGGGCTGCATCCAACTCTCGGCAACGTCAGCGGATGCAGTCACCCGCATTGTACTCAACGGCAACGCCAACGCCGATTGCTATTTTGCGACCGGGGGCAAGGTTGGCATCGGCGCTCCACCCCAGAATCTGCTTGCGGTAATTGCAGCGAGCAACCCGACTACGGTCGCAACAGCGAACCAGATCGCTGTCGGGGAGATCACTAACAATGCCGCCTATCGAATGGCTATGGGTTTCGGCACTGTGAGCAACGGTCAATGGGCGGGAGTACTTCAGACGACCCCGGTTGGCAGCGTGCCCCTCTTAATTAATGCGAGCGGCAACGTGGTGGCTATCGGATGCACTGTGCCCCAGGCCACCGTGCTCGCGCTCAATCCCATCGCGGGCAACGCGAGCAGCGTCGCCACATGCAAGACGCTCACGGTCGGCGAGACAACGAACACTCCCGGCTATTACCTGGGCATGGGAATGTTTCACGACGGCACGAACTGGAACCATTCCATTCAAGCCACGTCGGGCGGCGCGCCGGGAATCCTCATGCTCAACGGTCAAGGCGGCGGCGTGCGCGTCGGATCAGCCGCAGCCCCAGGCTTCGCGCTCGACGTGACGGGAGACGTGAACGTGTCGGGCGCGTTCCGCGTGAACGGCGCGCCGATCTCCACGGGCGGTTCTGGCTTCACGAACCAGAACATCGTGACTGGAGCGGCCATCGGTACGTCCTACCAGAACACCTCTAGCAAGACCCTGATGGTATCGGTAACGATCCAGATGAACCCCGGCGACTCGGTCCGGTCAGAGGTCGGCCCGACGAACCCGCCAACCAATATTGCGGGCCACGCCTACTCGTCATCCGGCAGCGGCTATCAGCATCTGACCTGGATGGTTCTGAACGGGCAGTATTACCGCCTCAATCGCATGGCTGGAACCTCAACGATTGTCTACTGGACCGAATGGTATTGAAGGAGAACAGATGGCACTAACCTACGATCAATCCGCCGCGCTCATGACTGACCTTTCATTTCGTGGCCGCATTAAAGTGTCGGTCCTGAAATACGCCGATAGCATCATGAACGAGGCGAACACCGTGCCCGCGCACAACACCCGCGAGAAGTGGGCGGTCAACGCAATGAACAATCCCGAAATGGTCGCGACGCAGATGCAGCCGCCGACCGTGATGGACCCCGCCGTCCAAGAGTCTGGCTCGGCGATCACCGACGTGGCGCTACAGGGCGCGGTCGAAGGCGTCGTAAACAAACTTTTGTAACCGGATATTTGCAGGCGTCGTCTTTCAATTGATACCCAGAATTCCCCTAGTAGTTCTAATGCCAGCAGTTCCCAATTCGCGCGGCCCTCCAAGCACTTAGCTCGAGTTCGCACACATCCCCCACCGTCTAGTAACATCCCTCCCACCAAGTCACCACCAAGCTAGCACGGACTCGCCACGCAATTAACACGCAATTGGTGGCAACCCATTGAAAATAAATCAGATCCCCTCTTGACACCGAGAGCGGCCAGGACTATATTTCTATTATTCAACCGGGACGCGAAGACGGCACCCGCCAGCGCGAGGATGATCCCGAAACAACAAGAGCAAAAAACGTAACACCAGGAGTGTGTCTATATGAAACCGACTTCGCATTTTGCGCGAGTAAATACCAAGGTTACTCGTGTATTCAAACTCCGTCTTAAATTCGCGTGTGAAGAGCGCGAGCACGAGACGGCGCGACGCGTACCCGAGGGCGAGATCCTCTCGGAGCTTGTAAAGTATCTGGAGCCACATCCCGACGAAGCGAAAGGGACGGCTTCGTCCACCAGCAAGAAGTCGCCGAAGCGCGAAGCCAAGAAAGCGACGCCGAAGCCAACGGCGATAGCCGCCGCCTAGGTTTCGCATGACGACGCTGGCGGCGTTCCTCGACGGCGAGCGTACTGAAGCGCGCACCGAAGAGCGCCGCCACCCATGCGATCTGTGCCACGTCGCAATGGGCATTCGCTTCGTCGATTGGTCGTGGGTGTGCGTGGACTGCGTACAGCGCGTGCGCGAGCGTCTCATCCGCGAAGAGTGGCGCACTACTGAAGAGCTTAGGAGCAGCCATGATAGATCCCGTAATTCGCAAGCGCGGCATCGGCGGTAGCGACGTCGCCGCAATCTTCGGCCAAGACGAATTCAAGGACGCGTTCAGCGTGTGGGCGACCAAGAAGGGCGGGCTGGCGAAGCCCGATGCGCCCAACATCCGAATGCTGGTGGGCAAGTTTCTCGAAGAGGGCGTGCTGAATCTCTATCGCTACATCACCAAGCGGGATATCGTCTACTGCGACCAGACGAGCCAGCATCCCGAGCGCCCGTGGATGGTGTACACGCCCGACGCGCTCTGTGTCGGCGAGCGCATCGGCGTCGATGCCAAGGTGGTCGCGTGGGATCAGCGGCGGCAGTGGGGCGAGACGTCCGACGACATCCCGATGCGCGTGCAGCTTCAGTGCTGGTGGTATATGGCCGCGCTCGATTACGACCGCTGGGACGTATGCGCGCTCATGGGCGAGGGCGAGCCACGCATCTATCAGATCCACCGCGACCGCGAAGCCGAAGCCGCGATGCTCGCGCGCGTCGAGGAATGGTATCTGCGTTTCATCCTGGGCGACGAGCGCCCGCCGCTGGGCGGCAACGAAGACGCCGCGCGCTGGCTCGCGCAGATGTACCCCCGGCATAAGCTCGACATCCGCATGGCGACACCGGAAGAGGTCGCGCTGCTCACCGATTACGTTCAAGTACGGGTAGCGCAAAAAGACTTGCAGCGCCAGCGCGACACGATGGAAACCTTTCTGAAAGACGCCATCGCCGATCACGAGGGGCTGATGTGGGACGAAGGCAAGATCACTTGGCGGCGCACGAAGGACGGCAGCACGGTGGACTGGGAATCGCTCGCGCTCGCGCTGCTTTGCAAGTACGTGCCCGAGAGTGAGCGCGGCGCACTGGAAACGCAGTACACAAGCTCTAAGCCGGGGACACGGCGTATGCTATGCAGCCACGACGATCTGCGCAGCGCGCGCACGAATGAGGCGGCGGCATGAGCGAGCTATCCCCTGAAGAGATTGTCGGCAACATCGCCGCCAAGCAATTGCAAGAGGCGGGCCAACGAATGCGCGATCTGTTGCGCCGCGTGGGGCTGGTCGCTATCTGCAATGGCTGCGGCTGCGAGGTCGCATTCGTGCGCCCGCTGGGTTCGGGCAACTTCGTGGCTTACAACTGGGACGGCACCGAGCACATGGTGACGTGCCCGCTTACTAAATTTCATCGAGAGGAAACGGGAACGCATCATGGATAACACCGAAGTCAGCAAGCGCGGCAGCACGGTCGCCGTACGCGAGCATCTCGCCGACGAGGTCACGGTCGGTCACGACATGGCCCCGACCGCAGCGGCGGCTGCGGCGAAGGCCGAGATTGAAGCGCGCATCCTCGCCGCGTGGAAGCGCCCGCGCGACGTCGATCAGTTCCGCGAGGGCATCTTAAAGGATTGCCGTCGCCCGGGCTTCGCCGAAGTCGCGCTCTACCGTAAGCCCGTAGGCCGCAAGAAGAACGACACCACGGGCAAATGGGAGATGGCGTTCGCCATCGACTTTAGCGTCCGCTTCATCGAGAGCGCGATCCAGCACTGGCGCAATACGCATATCACCGAGCGGATCGACTACGAAGACTCGGATACGCTCGCGATGACCGTGGGCGTGGTCGATGTCGAGCGCAACGTGGGTTACAGCTTCCAGGCGACGCTGGACAAGCTCGTCGAGCGTAAAGAAGTCAAGGCGGGGCGCAAGACACGCGGGATGCGCGAGAACAGCTACGGCGACGTCGTGTATCTCGTCGAAGCCACCAAGGACGAGATGCGCAACGTACAGGGCGCAGAGCGCTCGAAGCTGCTGCGCGACCAGGGCAAGCGCTTGCTGCCGCGTGACATCCTCGACGAGTGCCGCGAGCAGATCGAGAAGACGATGGCCGACGACGCGGCGAAAGATCCCGATAGCGCAAAGAAAAAAGTGCTGGATAAATTCGCGGCGCTCGGCGTCTCGGCAACGATGCTGAAGGAATACATGGGCGGCACTATCGAAGCGCTCAACGCGAAAGATCTGAGCGAATTGACGACGCTGTACACGGGTCTGAAAGAAGGGTCATACACATGGGCAGAAATCATGCGCATCCGCAACGAGCCAGCGGAGGGCGAACCCACCGAGGGCACCGCGCCGCCGCGCACGCGGGCACGGGACAAGGTGATGGGGCAAGCACCCTTCACGCCGCCGACGACCGAGAAGACGTAGCAAGCGCGTGTAGCGCGTGCGGTTCGCGAAACGTGCGCTTCCACGAGGGGAGTGCTGCCACCGGGGTTGTAGCGCCCGATGGCGGGCAAGAAACCCGCTTCCAGTTGTGGGTCGAGTGTTTCAACTGTGGGGGGAAAGAAGAGTTATGAAACTCCCGCTCGGCTTGACCGCCCTTGACATTTTGGAAGCCGAAGAGTGGCGGCAGTTCGTGTTCATTAAGCTGGCGCGCGAAATATCCAAGAACCCAGCGCGGCGGCTGGCGTTTCTGCGGTTCGCCGCGCCCGAGATAAAGATTCTGGAAACAGAGGCAGAGATGGTTCGAGAGAT